GGTTCCATAAAAACAGAACCGCCAAGGCTAACAACACAATCAAAATCCATGGTAGCACTTTCATGGCCAGATCACTGTATTACGCAAGAAATTAGAAAATTCACTCCTGACATCAAAGCAGGGACAAGCCTTGATATATTCTGCTGGTTCTACTTCTCCACTTCCGTCCAGGTCTGGAGATGTATCACGATGTCCGAGAACCTCGACAATATCATACTCCTTACATAACTTTGCTACCAGCTCACGCAAACTAGCTTTTTGAGCCGGAGTACGTGTATCAGCAGGCTTTCCAGATGCGTCCAAGCCTCCGATATAACAGATGCCAACACTATGCTTATTATACGAAAACTCTGAAAATCCTTTGGTATTACAATGCGCTCCGTCGATGCTTAACGGCCGCCCATTCTCAACCATTCCGTCAAGGTCAATGACGAAGTTATAACCGATCTGACTAAAGCCTCTTTGTTTGTGCATCCGGTCAATGTCCTTTGCACGTAAGTCCTGCCCGGCACGTGTGGCCGAGCAGTGGATAATAATTGTATCAATAGTCTTCATTTTGCACCTCCTTTTTGTAAGTAGTTCGTTAGATAAGGGATATTCTTTATAAACTCGACACTTAGTACATAGTGCAAGAAAGCTACTACCTTATAGCCATTGCTAGAGTTAGGTAAAATCTCTTTGATATTCCTTAGAATATTTACCCCGTAAAAATAGAATACGCTGTACGTAATAAATGAGACGCATTGTAGCGCACCTTCCGGATTACCTTTGTGTTCACCAATAAAGTAGATGCAACTAACCAAGGCAAAGAAAATAGTTGCTTCTACAATACATCTCCAAGCTTTTTTGAAAGAAAAGCTTTCATGATTGATAAGTAGCGCAGTAAGCAGCCCACAGATGAAATTAAGAGCAAATACTGCAATAAGGCTTTTGATCTCTCCAGAGATGGGATTAAGATAAGCAGCTATACCGGTAATCAATCCAATAAGTAAGTTTTTGAAATAATCCATAATCATTTATCTAAAATATTAATACTTTATTTAAAGACTTCGCTACAATCATCGATAGCTGTCTGAAACACTTGTTTCACTTCGCCAGAGGTTAGCCCATGATCCTCATGCAGCGAGAAGCCGGTTACTCCATTTCGTGATGCATTGAAGAATCCGGCTACCGTTTCATCCTTGACAATCTCGGCAGTAATATCTTTTACCGCTTCTGTACCACGAGTTGACATTCTGTATTTAACCATGATAGCATCCGTAACCTTAGTTGAAGCGGTGCTGTTAGTTGCTGTAATGTTCATTCTTTGTTTCCTCCTTCTATTAAATCATAAATTTGTCCGTATGTACCTGCAGTGAGATATTCTCCACAAATCTCTTTTAAAAGAGCAGCATCTTCTGTCTCAATATCAAGTACTCCACGATTGCTAATAATCTGTTGTAGCATTTTATATGCTCGTAACTTCTTGGAAGTTTCCATATTCTTCTGTGGATTAGAACCAGCTGCAAATAATGCCTCTGCAACCAAATCACGGACAGATTTCTTACTTTCTTTCCCATTCACTAATTCAATAAACTCCCGACCTCTAAAGTCAAGCAAGTTTCTGTTTAAATTTACTTTCATTACAATTTTATGTATTTGTCATTTCTACTACCATACCTTTTATTATACGTATTTTTTGCTTGTAGATCTTTCCTGGAGAGTCCAGATTAGTAATCCATACATCGGACAATACAGATAATGAATTACCATTACCATCCCTTGGGTAAAATCCGTTTGCAGAAACATCACCTAATACTTCTACATTCCCATCAAAATATCCAGCATAAATGTAATTGCTCGGATATGTAGGATTTGATTTAGAAGAACCATAGATGGCCGCACTTCCTCCAGCTGTTGCTCCTACTGCACAAACTCCAAATTTACCATCAGTTGCAGCATTAAAAGTCACATTAATAACACCTTCCTTTGCAGTTCCTGAACCAAGCTTTAAACTTCTTGATGTCCCTCCGAAATAATCAGAACGTGTCCACACAAGACGACCACCCTCGATGGTAAAACCACCTATGAAACCGGAATCTGCATCAATTCTACGGACTTTTATCAATTCAGTATTTAGGTAACCGCCTACCACAATGGTAGTGCCTAATTTCGCATATTCAACCGCATCCTCAAATGCCAACTTACCTAATCCGTCCCTGTCAATCTTGGAGTTAATCACTGTCTGCAGGTCACTATGTAGTGCGGTGATTGTAACAGCACCTTCTAGGTTAATCTTTGAAGAGTGAATAGTCGTTTCACCTGCCGCCTGGTTGATATAAGATATAAGCGTATTGCCATTTTCCAGCTCTTTAGAAGCATAAATTTTATTTCCATCGGCCGTGGTAATCCATCCAGCAGTATCTATCCTCTGCGTTAAGCTATCGACCCGCGTCACCTGTGCGGAGATTTGAGTATTGAGAACTTTCAATTCAGCGAAGCACTGATCTGAATAGTCTTTCAATTTATCCTGAATAGCTTTATTCGCAACTTCAACCGCTGTATTGAAACTAGCCAAGGAAGAATTAAACAGGGCAAACTTATCATCTACATTCCTCTTCTCCTCAACGGTTGTCTGCCCGTCATTGATAGCTACATTAATTGCAGCAATAAGATTGTCAATAGCGCCAAATAGGGATATTTTGGCATTCAGCAAACCTGTTTTCGCTTCACCTTCTAGGTATGAATTTGCGTACAGTTTGTTATAGGTAGCTTCGACGGCTGCCCTTGTATTTTTGACTGTATTTAGATACTTCTCAATGGCTAAAGCCTCTGCTTCTGTGATAATGCCGTCAGCAAATGCTCCGTCCACATAGTCGTGCAAACCACTAACTGCGCTGTTTGCCTGTTCCGCTGCTTTGCCGGCATCTTCTGCGTCTTGTAAGGCTTGCAATGCTTCTTTCATAGCAGCATCCGAGAACTCCTTTAACTTATCCTGAATAGCTCTATTTGCAGATTCTACGGCTGTATTAAAGTCAGCATAGGCACTATTGAAATAGGCAAAATTGGCATCAACGTTTTGTTTCTCTTCCGGTGTTGTAAGTCCATCGTCAATAGCTGTATTAATTGCATTTATCAGGTCTGAAATACACCCCATAAGGGTAACTTTAGCATTTAATAAACCCGTTTTGGCAGACCCGGATAAATACACATTAGTGTATAGCTTGTTATAGGTAGCTTCAATCGCCGCCTTTGCATTATTAATCGTATTGATATACTTTTCAATAGCTTTCGCTTCGGCCTCCGTAATAATACCATCGGCAAATACTCCATCTACATAACCATGAAGCCCTTCTACTGCATTATTGGCCTGTTCTGCTGCTTTACCAGCATCTTCAATTTCTTTGTGAGCTGCTTCCCATTCAGACAGATTTTCCAATCCGGACGATCCGGTTTTAATTTGAATATTTCCGCCTATTTCACCTTTTACCAAATTGAAATACGTCTCCCCATCCGGGGAAATTATCTGTTCAGTAGTTATCCGTCCCGGCAGAATCTCCGTAAATCCATACAGTTCAACAAAACTGCGATCACCTTCATACTCGCTGTTGAGGACACCGACTAGGAAGTGATAATATCCTGCTATGCCCTCCATCTTAATAGCTGTTTCGTTTAGAAGAAACGTACCAGTTTGATTCTCATTGCTACATTTAGCATATAGATAAAACTTCTTTGCAGGGTCAATGAGTGCTGGAGAATTGTATTCAACTAAATCCCAGTATTTATATTCATTTGCCTTGTGAGAAGAAGAAAGAGTATTAATACCGAGTGTCAAATGCTGGATGATTCCTGCTGGAGCATTCAGTATTCTTGTGCTGGCATTATAAGTAATATTGTGAGATACTTGTGCCGGATTTGTTTTTGAGTTCACAAACCGGAACTGCAAACTTTCATCACCTACAAGCAGTTGCATAGTTGAAACAGTTATCGGATTGACAGATCCAGAGAAATTCAACAATGCATCTTCCAGCATCGACATCGTTTCCTTTGCGTCCCGGAACCGTCTCTTAGTAAACTGCAAAGCATCTTTGTATTTACTATCGACCGTTACCTCGTTTGTCTCAATCTTATTCAGATCACTTGAAACAGATGTGCTTACCGGTTCGTTAGAAAGTTCAATTTCGGGAGAATACGGATTATTCACAAAACGTTTGATTCCGATCATCCGGATAAGGGAACCTTCTGGATGAAATTGTGTGTCGGAAAAGTCTACGTAACCGCCTAGTTTAATTTTACCACCAATCTGCAACCAGCGTTTTTTAGCCCAAATTCCATCGAGCGTGCCGGTAAATGTGAACTTCCTATCTTCATGCTCGTACAGGTATTTGGCAGCTTCTTTGAATACTTCCCAGCTGGCACCGGTCTGCGTTGTATCGTTGCAGATATAAGCATTCGGTAACTGAATTCCGAACACTGCGTATGTATCACCAGCTTTAGGTCGCCAGACTTCCGGTTCAGGCATAGTAATGCCGTCGATTTCCTGCGGAACAATTTCAAAGCGACGTCCCGCTTTCTTATCCTTTTCCTCATGAATATACTTCACCTCGAACTCTTTCCCGGTGAGCATACCGGTTTGGAAGATAACAGTCATGTTTTCACCTGCTATGAGACAATCTTCAAAATTCAACTCTTTTGGGATATCTTCGTCTACAAAATCATAGAAATTATTCTCCTTATTGACTTCAAAAACGACACTGACGGTACCGACACGCGAGGGATAGATTTCAGTACAATCCAAGCTATCTTCCTTAGCGGTAGTAAGCTCTTTATCTACACGCATAACACAAGTTCCGTCTGCGTCTGTCTTATATGTACGGCCTTCGTAAACTAGAGTTTTAGACTTAGGAAGCAATAAATTCTTAGCTCCGTATGTTGAATAGTCAATATTGCGGTCCGTGGTCTCCACGAGGATTATTTCAGGAGGAATGTCGCCAGATTCCCGACCTACGCCAACTTTGAACCCATGGCCTTTCCCGTAAGACAACTTCAAAGGATTATCCTTGTTGTATTCAACTTTACGTAGATGAACTGTTTTTATCTGCTTTCCATCTACAGTTTCTTCAGTGATCTGCCATTCTGTCTCGTACAACTCTGCCAACTGATTGAGAGCGTCAAGGATATAGGTATGACTGTAATTGATTACTTTCTCTGTTCCTTCGATGCAATCACCGACTTTCCAACCGGTACCACGACGATTCAGATTTTCAACTAGTAAGCGGAGATGCTCATGTGCTTTTGCTGTATATGAGAATTTGATGCTATTATCAACAGTATGCCGTACTTTCCACATCGCTGCATCTGCTCTACCGGTTTCGAGAATCAACGTGTACTCGAAGTTACGTTCACCATTCTTCTTTAAATTTGAATCCTTTTTTAAGAAGTATCGTTTCCCGTAGAAATCACACCAAGAACCGACCGGAATTTCAAGATATCCGGGATAGGAAAAATACAAAGTAAGTGTATCTTCTCCCATGACAGCTTCATAAGAGTAACTTTCATCCTTTACTTCGATTTTTATTTCCTTATCGTCACTATATAAAATCATATTACCTTTAGAATTATATCCTAAAATATAAATGTCAAATAGAAATATATTAGAATAATAGGCGTAAAAGTAAGGAACAGATAAACGAATCAATAATAATGTGATACATTAAATACGACATTGAAGGCGTTGTCGTGAAATAAAATATGATACAATGATTTTTAATGAGTAATATTAGAAGAGGAGAGATACACTTGCTATATTAACCAAAGTTCTCTCGGAACAAAATCTGCGCAAATTAATGCGCAAAATTTAGGACAAAACGGCTATCGTAAATATGAAGACGGACTGCTTATACAATGGGGAGTTAATGTAACAGGGGTACAAGGTGAAAGAATCACCTATTTTTTACTCTCTTTTTCAGATACAAATTACAGCATAATTTTGTCAAGTGATCCTGGGGGAAAAAGTATAGCTAACAGTTTGGTTTCTCCACTATTAATATCTAAAGCAAGTTCTAACTTTAAAGCGTGTAATAGGTATTATGATAGTTATAGTTATGGATATGGAACATGGAACTTTTATTGGATAGCAATAGGAAAATGGAAGTAAATATTAGTAACATCAAATTGGATATGAGTAGATTTAGTAGAAATTTGGTACTACTTTTAGTGACCATAATTTGGCAAAGTTCTCTCGGGACAAATGCAGCATTGAAAGATTTTTCCAATGTTACGACAAAAAGCCTGTCCCAAAACGGGTACTATAAGTTACCTGATGGGCTAATAATTCAATGGGGATATAGCGGTGGGTATTCATCCGCTACTAATTTTTATTTTCCTACGGCTTTTAAAGACACCAGTTATTCAATGTCAATGTGCGCAGAATATGGAAATATTGCTGAGTCCGTAGTTTTGTGCCCTTATGTCAACACTAAAACTACTGCTTATTTCAAAGGTGGTGTAACATATACAAATGGCAATACTGTATTGCCCAGTGTTTGGAAATTCTTTTGGATAGCAATTGGTCGTTGGAAATAGAAAATATTATAACACTGATTTGATAATGAATAGATTTGGTATCAAAATAGTACTTCTTTTGGCTGTGATATTTGCGCAAAGTTCTCTCGGAACTAATGCAGTTTTATTGTCTAGTCAGAATTTGGAACAAAATGGGTATGTCAAGTATAGTAATGGACTATTAATACAATGGGGAAAAAAAACTTCAGGTGGAAGTTATCAGGGAACTATTTATTTCCCTGTTTCATTCTACAACTCCTATTATTCATTATGTATAGGCCCTGCAAAAGGAAATGTAGTAGACAATTCGAGTTGGATTGCAAATTATACAGCCAACAAAGTAGGTAGTTTTAATTATATAAATACTTATTCTATGGGTAGTTCAAATAACACATCTTCTGCAGAATTTAGTTGGTTTGCGATCGGGCGCTGGAAATAATTAAAAATAAGATATATGAAGTATTGGAAAAATGGATTCTACGACGAATACCAGAAAGATTCGGTAGAGATTACAGAAGAGTATTATAATCAGTTACTAGCTGGTCAATCAGCCGGATTGCTTATAGTGGAAAGCAAGAAAGGTTATCCGATCTTAGCTGTACATGAACCTTCAATCGAGGAAATTATAGCACAAAAGCTCAATGAATTACGATTGTACGATTCATCTGCAGAAGTGAATCGGTTCTGCATAGATAATACGCATGGGTGGTGGGATAAAGCTACTCGCGTAGGCCTTATGAACTCTATTGCAATCGAAAGGGCATCCGGACGATCTGAAACAAATATCTGGCTGGGTGATACTCTGTTTGTTTTGCCTGTCGAAAAGGCTATTGATATGTTACAACAGCTAGAATTGTACGCCCTTGCGTGTTTTGACACAACACAAAGGCATACAAAGACTATTCAACAGCTAGCGACAAAAGACGAAATAGAAACATACGACTTCCGTACAAGTTATCCCGGAAAGCTAAGTTTTTCCGGATAACCGATCGTATAATCGTAGTTTTCGATTTCCTCAATAGTCTGCAATGCTCTAACTGCTGCAATGTGCGATTGTGTTACATTGTAGCAGTTTAGTGCATACAATTCAAGGGTATTCAACATATCTAGCGCATCTGGTATCGGGATGACATATTTCACCGCATCATACCATAAGACCGTTTCTGTTTTACCCGCTTCTTTTTCAATTGAAATAGAGTTAAATAATCCAACACGTGTATTTTTATCTAACCACATGCTTTTACCTAGTAATTTAAAAGAATTGACATTTATCGATTTATCAAATGATTGTATTTCAAATACTTTCATTTTTCGTACTTCTTCAATGTCGTACTCATATTCTACCAAAATAGGGTGTCTATTTTTGCTTTCAGCTATTATCAGGCCGGTAGATTGACCAGCCAACAACTCCTGATAATACTCTTCTGTAATTTCTACCGAACCTTCCACTGGCTCGTCGTAGAATCCTTGTTTCCAATACTTCATGATATTTGTTTTTAAATTATTTCCAGCGACCGATCGCAAACCAGTCCCATGATTCTTGTGATAATCCAGTAGTACCCCCACTTGCATAATTTCTATTCAAATAAAATCTACTAACTGTTTTATTTATTGCCAAAGGAGATGATGAATATACAGCGGAGTCACTACTAGGCTTATATACAGTTGCAAATATTTTATATTCAGTATTATAAAAAGATGTAGGCATAGTCACACTATACGAAGCTGTAGATGAACCTCCAACTCTGCCCCATTGTACAAGTAATCCATTATTAAATTTTGCATAACCGTTCAAGGATAGGTTTACGCTTATTGCGTTCGATAGATCAGCTAAAGCATACGTAGTCCCGAGAGAACTTAGTAAAGTTTTCTCTGCATTAGTCATGAATTTTCTTGACGTGCTTTCTTCAATCATTGATGCGGGGTGTGTATCCGGATGAGTGTAGTTATTTGCTCCTGCTGCTATACCGCCCAATTTTCCACGTTCAGTATCAGTAAAAAACCTGTGTGTCTCATCTTCATTTATTTCTGACGCTACATGTTTATGTGTCGCTGCCGCATAATTACCCTTTGCTTGATATACCGAATCGTGGTTGTGATTTCCTGCCGCCTTACCATTCCAATTTGTCTTTTCAGAATCCGTTACAAATCTATGTGTGATATCATCCGTGATGTCAGATGCCGAATGCTTATGTGAAGCAGGTGCATAATCCCCCTTTGGTTGATACGTAGAATCATGGTTATGGTTTCCTGCAGCCTTACTATTCCAAGTCTCTTTTTCCGTATCGGTAACAAAGCGATGAGTACTATCAGGAGTTATATCAGACGCATTATGACCGTGCGATGACGCCGCATAACTACCTGCAGGTTGATATACTCCGGCATGGTTGTGATTAGAAGGAGAAGCGCCAACCTCGCTCGCTGTGTAACTAGGTTTACTAGCAGCCTTCGCCCATGACGGCACATCGCTTGCAGGCATAGAGGTGGGGAAATCACTGATTTCAGATACCTTATGCGTATGCGCTTTCGGTGTACGGGCATCACTTAGCCGAGCATCGTTTCCCTGGCATACTGTCCCTTCTGCACTACCAAAATTCTTATTAAAAGCAGAGTTTTTATTGAATGCAGGTTCGTATGTACCGGTATGATTGTGACCTGATGGAGAGGCACCTACTTCGCTTGCCGTGTAACTAGGTTTACTAGCAGCCTTCGCCCATGCTGGTACATCGCTTGCAGGCATAGAGGTAGGGAAATCACTGATTTCAGATACCTTATGCGCATGTGCTAATGGAGGCCGTGCATTACTCAAACGCGAATCATTTCCCTCGCACACGGTCCCGGCAGAGCTTCCGAAATTCTTATTAAAAGCGGTAAGCTTGGTAATAATCTTCTCATATACTGCATCATGATTATGTGAGTCCAGAGCAGCTTTCAAAGCTTTTCCCTGCTCTGCAGAAAGAGCTTTACCAGTTCCTCCACTTGTCAGATTATTAACAATATCGGAAACATTAAGTTTCTTTCCAAGCTCTGTTGTCATAGTGGCAGCAAAATTCGGATCGTTGTTCAGGGCGTTCGCTAACTCAATCAATGTATCAAGAGCGTCCGGAGCACCGGCTACCAGTTTGTCGATAGCTGCTTGTACTTTAGCGTCAACGCCGGATACTGCATTATTCGCAGCTATCGCAGCGGCGTTCGCATCATCGGTAGCCTTCTTCGCTAAACCCGTTTGTATTACAGATGCATCCTTGGCCGTATTAGCATCATCTGTTGCTTTTTTAGCCAAAGCGGTTTGGGTTTCCGATGCAGTTTTAGCGGCATTGGCACCTGCCGCAGCTTGTAAAGCAGCTTCTTTCGATTCGTTGACACTACCGGCAGCAGCATCGGCAAGAGCGGCTTTCTCACCTGCTAAAGTTGCTTTTTGATTTGCGGCCTGTGCTGCAGCATTTGCATTATCAGTAGCCGTCTTTACAAGTCCTAGTTGTGCGGTTGCATCTTCCGTGGCTTGGTTCATCTCATCTACAATGCCGCCATATTCAGCTTTACGAGCTTCTTCCGCTTTAACACGTTCCACTTCCGCCTTAGCCCGGTTGGTCTCATCAACTTTACGTGCTGCTTCGGTAGATTTACGCTCATCTTCATTCTGAACTCTGATTGTTTCAGCAGAGGAACGACCTGATTCAGCCGTGGCACGTGCGGTTTCGGCTGTTGCCCGTTTAGTCTCGGCAGATACGCGAACATCCTCGGCGGTCTTGCGTGCATTCTCGGCATTAATACGAGCCGTTTCAGATTGATTACGGGTAGATTCAGCAGAGACACGGGCGGTTTCATTATTGCCTCTTATGATTTCATCCGCTTTTCTTTTATTTTCCGCAGTAGTACGTTCGGATTCAGCGGTAGAACGACCTGTTTCAGCGGTTTTTCGTTTATCTTCTTCCTTTACACGTTCCGATTCAGCAGAGGAACGGCCAGATTCGGCAGATTTGCGGGCATCTTCATTATTTTTACGTGTTTGTTCTTCCGAAACACGTTTAGCTTCTGTATCAACGCGTCCAGTTTCAGCAGTTACCCGCTTGCCTTCCGCTATAATACGGGCGGCCTCTTCTGTCTTACGTGCATCTTCATTCTGTACTCTTTTTGTTTCAGCAGAGGAACGACCTGATTCAGCCGTGGCACGTGCGGTTTCGGCTGTCTTTCTTTTGCCTTCCTCGGATGATCGCGTACTTTCGGCAGACTTGCGAGCCGTTTCTGCGATCACACGTTCGGATTCTGCATTACCTCTCGTTGTTTCAGCATTCTTTCTAGCTTGCTCGTTAGATTCTCGTGTACCTTCGTCAGTTACACGTTTCTTTTCTGCATTATCCCGTACAGTTTCAGCAGAAGAACGACCTGTTTCGGCTGTCTTACGTGCATTTTCATTAGTGATACGAACGGATTCAGCAGCTTCCCGTGCCTGTTCTTCACGAGAACGTCCGGTTTCAGCCGTTTGCCTCGACTGCTCGGAAGCATTACGACGGGATTCAGCAGTTTCACGGGCTGATTCATTACCTTCAACAGTAGCTTCTAATTGCCGCATATCGGTAGTAGCGGTTTTGGCATCGCTCGTAGCTTTGAGCATATTATCTAATGCCGTCTGAATCTTCTCTAGCCCGAATTTAAGGCTAGTTTTGACACCGTTTACTATCCGGTAGCCGATGGTAAAGAAACCCTTCATGTCGTTGGCTTCTTCCATTTCTGATATTCTTTTCTTTTTTAATGGCATAGCAAATCAATTTAAATCAATATAAAATTCTCCGTCCTCCGTTATAATGAATTCTCCCGCTTCACTGGCAAGAAGGTAATCGGTTTCTTCCAACCGGAAGCAAGTGAATACGAGAGTAAGCGTAAACTCCCACCATATCCCCCCAAGAGGATTGAAATCATCCGTCTTGCAACTCTTGTAGTAACAAGGATAGCTTTCAGACCATTCATCACAATAAAATATACGCTCCGCATCGGAATACTCGTAGCCTTCGTCATCGGTCTTTGTAGATAGCTTGGTGAGGTCATGCAAAAGGGCGTCACGGTTACGCCAAAACGTCTCAAAATCCGGTGCACGCATCAAGCATTTGAGGTTCACGTCCTTTGTCTGGAACTTCACATATTCACCGTCGTAGATTGCGCCATCTTGCCTTTTGAAGTTCTGCAATAGGTTTTTCTTGACGGCAGGTGTCTTCAGTATCTCCGTATTCGTTCCTTTGAGGATAAGCACGCCATAGGCGGATAAATCCACACCGTCCAGTTCATAGCCTTCCGGCAAGGGAATGGTGTTGACCGGCTCCAGATATACATAATCATCCGGACGGGGGAAGTCGTTGGCAAAAGTGAACTTCGAACGCTGGGTACTACTGTATATCTCGAAACTGTTCTGTGAGGAAAGCCGCAGTCTGAACGTTCTTCCAAGGTGTGGAAAGTTGAAGTCATGATAACTACTATCGGATAATAGGGCAACAAAGTCATTGAACTTCCACTCGGAGAAAAAGCCGAACTCAAGGGAGAACTCCCGGCTGTCAAGGGTGATAGAGGACAAGTCAAACTCCTTACCATCTTCTTCTGTCCAGTCGTTGCTATCCGGTGTCTTGGAAGACGGAAAAGCCACCAACTCTCCGTAATTGCCTTGCAGGGTAGCTACACCTAATTCGGTGAATACGTCTTTATTGTCTATGTAGAGTTGTCCTTTCATTATTTACTTAATTTTAAGCCCTTAATGAGCATGGTATTTATATCCTGTTTCATGGAGTTCATATATTGCTTCATTTCCACAAGATTGGAAGTATAGTTATCTATGTTAGACAGATGGCCGACAGCTTCATTTCTCATTGTCAAAAGAGACTGCATGGTCTTGTCTATGCTTGCCAGACATGAGAGATTGACAGTGTGGCTGACGATGGTATCTATACCGGTAGCCATACGGTTGACGTTCTCATTAATACTATAGGTGTGCTCCTGCATGACGGCCATGCGACCGTTGTTCTCGTCAACTGAATCCTGTGAAGCGGTGGCGATACCTTTCTTTGACGCTTCACGTTTATCATCATCTTTATCCCATTTATATATATCGGACATCGCATCACGTCTCGCTTTCATTTCATCAGCTATCTGTTGACCTTCTGCCTTTAAAGCATTATATTCATCTTCGGTTACCCCATCGTCCATTGCATTATATAGCTTCTCCCTCCACGCTGTTAATCGGTCCATATATTCATCTTTAAGCATGGAGTTGAGAATAGCATTTCGCATGTATTCCTCGAAGTTATCTGCAAAATCTGCGGAATCAGCATCCATATCAGAAAGTAAGTCCTGAAAGTCTGAACGAAGAGAATCATAATCAATGAGTGTTGTATCAGCTATTTGTTGCTCTAACACTTCTGCAACCTTTCCTACACCATTTGCAATTTGATCGGCATATTTTTGCGTATCAGAATCAAGTTGGGACCAGAAGATACCGGCATCCGATTGCAACTTTAAAAGTTGTTCATCAGTCAAATCAAATAGCCCAGTCATACGACCACCCATTTTCTTTTTAAATTCCTTTTCAGACATGCCTAATGTTTCCGCAGCTTGTTTCCATCCTTCACCGGACATATCATCTACTTCATCATAACCCTTTGAGTGGGACTTTCCAGAAGCACCGGAGTTCAAATATTGTTTGCCCAGTACTTTTGCATTCTCACTTTGTTTCTTTATATTGGCGATGGCTGCTTCATATACGGCATTTGCCGTGTCTCCCGTAAGAGTTTCCGCAAGTTCAAGTTGCTTCTCAATTACTCGATCAAGGATATTGATATAGGATTCATACGCTTCTTTCGCTTTCTCGTATTTCTCGGTCGTATCGTCCTTACCGAACATATCGAAGATTTTCATGGCTATCTGAACGGCTGCACCAATGATAGCTAGAATAACAGATGCCTTTTCAACTGTACTTATTGCATTAGCAGAGGTATCGGCAGCAGCTTCAACTCCTGCCATTGCGGTCATTGTAAATGAGCCAATACTGCTAATGAGGGAAATAATCTCACCAGCCGGACCACCAATCGATTTACCCAGCTCGTCTATGGTATCCGCTAGCTCCGAAATCTGTGCTCTGACTTCTTTTTCCGACTTCTTTACTTGATTATCCTTCTTTACTACTTTGTCTTTAGCCGCATTATAGTTTTCAGTTTTCTTCTTTACTTGATCCAGGGCCTGTGCTTCGGATAAATAAGCTTTTGTAGATTCAATCTTACCGGTCTTTTCATTGAATTTAGAGGACTTGACGCCATTTTCAATCTTAGCACCACCTTTGACTGCTTCGGCAGTCTGCTTTGCATTTTCGAGCTCTATTTGTGCATTAGCAAGCTCTTCTTCTGCTTCTGCCAGTTCTTTCTTCTTATCAGACAGCGATTGAAAAGGGTTACGACTATCCAATTTATCCATAATTGACTGAATGGTGCTTGTATATTCCCGTAGCTGGTCGGGAGACAAGACTTGTGCTGCTGTCTGTTTTGCATTCTCTAATTGTGTGAGAAGGGAATTCAATGTTTCAGAAGATGTTTCTTTCAGATTCTCGAACGCACGGACATATTCAGGAGATTCTTTCAGCTTATTATAATCCAGGTTCATAATCTCCATCCCCTTGTTTTTTGTAGCTTGAGCTTTGGCGCGATCTATCTGTTCTACCTGCTGGGTATCGCCATTCTTAGCAGCTATTTCTCTTTGTTCATCAAGTAGTTTAATGTCTTTATTGAATTTTGTTTCGATGGCAAGACGCTTGTCGGTGTAGTCCTGATACTCTTTTAGAATATTATCGTAATACTCTTTAGTCTCATTTTTATGTTGAATATTAAGATATCCCTTTTGTTGAGAATAAGAATCCTTTTGAGACTTAGAAAGAGAAAAATCCCCAAGATTAAGCCCTTTCTTTGAAAGTCCCGAAACTCCATCATAATATTTTTCCTGATATTCATGTAGTTTCTGTCCGAATGCTTCTGCTTTCTCTGGACTAACATCTGTATCAACATGTATGACTATCCCTTTATTATCAGCTTCAAGTACATCTTTGGCTCCATTAAGTTGAATATCTATATATGATTCAAGCTCATTCTGACTCATTACTGTTCCATCTGGTAATATAGGAGTCACTTGTATTGAAACATTCTTTCCGTCTTGTTCAACCTCATAAGCGGAACTAAACACAGTAGCAATACCGTCTCCTGCATCTTTCCATCCTTTCTCAACTAGCTTTGCAGCATCTATCATTGGACGAGCGAGAAGGTCTACATTTCCCCCACCAAACAAAGAAACCATTTCATCACCAGTTTTTTGAGTGTTTACTGCTTCTTCGTAGACCTTGCTAAAAGATTTTCCCTTATTTGACGGATTAGCTTCAAAAGCAGATTTAGTATTCTCTAATTTCTTACGTAAAACATCTTCCTGTTGCCGTTCTAGCTGCCGCATCTCTTTCTGATGATTAAACTTCATTTGGGCAATTGTTCTGGCATTGCCTTCACGCATTGCATTAATACGGGCTTGATCGGTCTGGGTTTGAAGGTCTTCAGCAGAGCGTTTCTGTTCTAAAGCTTGCTTATTCATCAAAGTAGCATATTTTTCTTGCTGCTCACGGAGCTTTTCTGCTTTATTTTGGGCTGATTTATCATCTATTGATTTGCCTGTTAAATTCTTATATATATTCGCGATCTTATCAGCTTCCTTTTGGGCGATATCAATCTCTTTTTGATTTGCTTTTGAACTGGGCTTCCTTAAATCTTTCAATTTATTTTGGGCATTGAAGTAGTCTGTTCGAAGTTGTGTTACACGTTCTCCGATTGTTGATACACTATTATCATTTCCTTCAAGACTAAAAAGAGAGCCAAAGAAATTTCCTATTTTTTCAGAGAATGTCATAGTTTCATTCTTCATTGTATCTAGTAAAGATTTATACCCATTGGAGATTGATGCGGCAAATGATTCAAAATTCCCTTTTCCCCTATCCATTCCTGTCATCATTTTATAGGTATAATCATCTACTAAATTCTCCGCATCATCAGCACTCTTAATTCTTGCATTTTTTAGTTTTTTCCCACCTTCCTCTTCTGCATTTGCAGCCAGTGTATATCCTTCTTTTATCTTCTTTGCGATCTCATCGTATTGTTTCTCTGCTGAAGCAACTGCTGCCTTTCTTTTAGATTCCGCAGAGATGGATTCACCATTGGAGTAGTACGAATCTTCATATTTAGCATTCTTTTTTGATTCTATATTTTGTTCTGCCAGTATTAATTTTGCGATATTTTTTTCCTGCTGTTTTATATATTGCGCTGCCTTAGCCTTCTCAATCATCGCACTGATAAAGGAATCTTTATTGCTATTCAGAAGATTCTCCGCATCTACCACATCAAGGATTGCAAGTCCTAACTCATTAAAAGCTTTTTTGTTGTCATCTACAAATTTCTTTTTTGCATCTAAATTATTACCAAGTCTATTCCACTTCATTGATAATTCTTCAACTTTAGCTATTGGAGTTGCAGCACTTTCAGCAACAGATTTATTAAACTCTGCTATTTCCTTCCTTGCGTCTCTATTTGCTTCAACAAGCAACCAAACACCTCCAACAACAGTCAGAATAGCTGTAGCCAATAAAACATACGGATTAGCTTTAGCAACAATATTTAAAGCCTTTTGCGCTGCGACTTCAGACCACGTTAATGCAATATTGGTAGTCTTTGCTTTTGTCTCTAATGCCATAGAAGCAATACGAGCTTTTGCCTGCATAGATTCTGCAGCACGCATCAATATGCCCGTTTTTTTTACCGTATTATAAGTATTTTCTAATCCAACAATAACACCAAGTAGAGATTGTACTTTGGTCTGAATTTGCTGCATTTCTTCACTTTTTTGATTGAAAAGTCCCATAATACCAACAACTAAGCTTGCTGAACCTGCAACGCCTTCTAACCCTGCTTTCAAAGTTGCAATATTTTTATCAGGGTTTGACAAATAAGCCATTTCACTATTAACCAAAGCTACTTGTTTGCCCATTCGCCCTAATTCATCACTTATTTGTTGGTATTGGGAGGTGTTTTGCAAACCAGCAGCACGCATCTGGATTAACTGTTCACGAGCGTCTAAAAGAAGTGTTCGAGTACGGGCATGCTTCTCATTACCTTGTTCAATTACAGTATTTAATTCTACCTGGCGCTGCCTCTGTGCTGTGATTTCCTGTGAAACACCTTTCTGATTCTCTCTTACTTCATTTAAACTGTTTTTTAATCTATCAATTTCATCATTTACAGGCATAGAAGTGCCATTAGCTCCAGTCACCACTCTGGCAATTCCTTTCGCTTGAGCATCTTGTAATTTTACAAGTTCTTCTTTATACGCTGCAGCCTGAACCGCAAGTTTATCATAGTATTTAAGATTATCATCCAATTCTTTAGACAATCCTTTCAATTCAGATTTGGCATCTTTAACGGCATTGGTTGAAGATGCTGTAGCCTGCTTATATTGTTCTACTGCACTTACATTGTTTGATTTGATGGCAGTAGCTAGTTTATTCCACTCTTCCTGTTGCTGCTTAATCTCTACTCTCTGCTTCTCTAATTCTGCTGTAAGTTCAGCATTACGAGATCGTAATTCCTCCAATTGTTGAGTAGAAGTACCATCAGATTTGATAGTTGGAGCACTTAGTTCAACCTTCCCGACTTGAAGCATAGAAGCCATTGACTCCACTTTACTCAAAAGACCATCAAAATACTTATTGAGGTTACCACACATTTTTAGCACCTCTTCATCAAAAGATTCAAACCTCTGATTTATGGAGTCAATGCGCTTTCCTTCTTCCTCAATAAGTCTTGAAGTTTCTTTTATACCTTTCTTGATTTCTTCCAATTTCTGAATGAAACCAGAGTTTTCGAGCGTTGCATCAAAATGAAGTCCAGCCATATATTTATTATTAAAAAAATTTCTACTCAAAATTACCACACAACCAACTGACTAAAGAATTTCTTCCTTTCGGATTCACAACAATAAGCCGATTGTTCGTTATTTCCTATTTTCATCTTCAAAATTAGCCTTTCAAAAGTCTTATAGAATATCTTTCAATCTGTAATACTTCACTAAAAGTCTATTGTGAAAGATTTGATAAAAGTATCCTTAAAACTATTGTTCAAAGAATATTTGAAAGTCTGAATTACCGCAATCTGCACTGTGAAAAAATAAATCTAAAGGTAGAGGGATTTAGGGTGAAATAGATGTCTTTGAGAATTTGATATACGACAACGGAAAGATTGTCGTGAAATAAATTGGAGGTATTAAGTTTTTGAGTAGTTTTGTGAAATAATAAATTAAAACACTAAACATGAAAAAGATTTTATTTTTAATGATTACTGCACTTATTATGTTAAGCTGCGGAAAAGATGAGGAAAAAGATGAATTTTATGAAAAGACAATAACCTCAAGTGAGCTGGAGTCCGGAACTGCTACGTATGTGATGGTAAAAGGATATTCAACATATTACTTAGTTTTCTCTAATGGTACAATGGGCTTCCATGAATATAAAAATGGAAAATTTACGAGTAGAAGATCTGTGAAATATTCCGTTAATGATAATGATCTAAAACTCACCGAAAACCTGTCAAGTACAAATAAATATTATACTCTTTATATAGCTATGGTTCATTGGGGATATGATAAAACAACCGACTACGGAACTGGCGGAGATCAACTACAGATAAGAGGGGATGATGTACCTTACGGCTTAGAAACAGGTTTTTACGATAAGAGTTCTTTTTCACTAAATTAGCGATGTGATTCGCTCACCTTTTTACGCTTAACAACATCTGTTTCAACATAGAACACCGTGCTTGAGAAAGAATAATGCGCACCCCGACTTAACGAGGTGCGCATTTTATATGTTTTATAAATACAACTGTTTATAATAATCCATTTTTCTGAAATCAAGATTCAGTAAGCATTCAACATCATTACGTACTGAAATAAGCTGTTCTTTATTGTCGCAGAACTTCTCTAGTTTCCTGACCTTTTCTATGAGAAACTGAATGCTATGACAAACGAATAAAACCATAGTAGAAAGATCATCAGCTCGTGATCCATCAGATGCCTTTGATAGTGCCCGATCCACAAAAGTCATTTTAAACATATTACCATCTTCATCTTCTTTATACATCGGAATTTCCTGCCCTGATATATTCTTTAAAACATCTGTTATAGAGATTTTAGCTTGCGTCTGTAATGAAGCACATAATCCAGAAAGATGCTCTGCTTTGGTTTCTTGTACAATATCTCTCCAGTCATCCTGTACCAAGTCTGTAAGAATCGAATAACACTCCAAATCTTCATTTGACAAGTTCAGAGTCCGAATATTACCTTCGGTATCATAATCTTTATCATCTCCGCCATATTCTTTAATTGATTCAAGACGTTTTGAAGAAGCATAGTACTTCCAGTTCGAACCAAATTCTGATTCATATTCATTAAGAACTTTCACCCAACGATTCAGTTTATCAACAACTCCATGAAAATACAGTTCCCAAAGACAACTTTCATAGAATAACTCGACACATTGTTCGTCTTTGTTCACCATTTCAAATGTAGATGGAGCAGACACTATTCTAACAATATCCAGTTTATGCATAACTTGATTAAACAAGTCAGCAAGACGGCTGCCATCCTTTATACGAGAAAACAAATCATAAAAATATTCTTTTGCCATACTTCAGTTTATCATTTTTTCTAATAATTCTATTCTTTTCATTAACTCCCTGTTTATAGACGCTAAGTTAGCGTTTTCTGCTTTAAGTTCAGCCATTGCCTTATTCAAACTTACATTTGAGGATTTATAAACAGCTATTTTCTTGTCTGCCCACTCAGATATCATTTTAGTAGTTGGTTGTGTTACCATTTCACACATATCTGTCATAACATTAAGAGAACGTTTCAAACTCACTAGATCAACTTCATATTGCTCTCTTAATTGCTTCTCACGCTTGTAGTCACGGATGCAATATTTCAGTAATACTGCATCCGGAATGTCATTTACATTGATTTCATCCATCTTTTACTGTTCGATCAATGGTAACACATCATTCTTCTTAAGTTCTTCATACAAGAATAAACGCCCTTTCTGCGTCCATTCTGTGTTAAGACTCACATCTGGATTTCCATTCGTATGGGTGAAGTTATGAGTGGCACTGTGCACATAGCCATTATTAATATATTTCCCATATAATATCCATTGATTACGAACCTTGTGTTGTATTCCCAAATCACGGAGTAAGGCATTAAATCTCCTTGCAGTCATTCCATAGTCTTGTGCTATCTGAGTCACCAATACAGTAGACTTACTCTGAAGGATCACCCTCGTGTACTCAGACTCTTTTTCAAGCTCAACTATTTGAGCGTCCTTATCTGCTATAACTTCATCCTTCTGTACAAGTTGTTTTTGCTGCTCTTCTATTCTCATTTGCTGTTGCGCTGCAAGCATGAGAGCTTCACTGAAAGATTGGGGAACCTGGAGAGAATAACTGCCAGTATTAATAACAGTAGGTACAAGATCATCAAATATCCAACTTTCAAATTCTTCGGCTTTGGGTAATTGGCTTTTCGCAATTAGACGGTAAATATTACCTTCGCTAATGAACTTAATGTTAACGGTTTGCATTGCCGGAGTACCATCACCTTTTAATCCAGTTTGTACCCCTACTCCGCGAAACGCTACCCCGGCTGATTTACAATGCTTTGCGATTGCATCCTGCGGTTTGACATATCCCAATGAGGATGCAATATCAGTGGCACAGAACCACGGCTTGCCATTGTCCACAAACATGCGTACATTTCCGAATAACGGATGATTGTACGCTTTGATTTCACTTGTGTGATTCACATTTGATGTAACCACACCATTGCAGGCAGGAAATTTTTCACTACCTTTGCTACTGTAATTAGATACATTCATACTTCTATATAGTATTAATGTTAATAACTATCTTCAATAGCGGTTCAGTCAATTCCACTATTGAAGATTTTTTTTGACTGAATTTGTAGCAAGCAGGGATTCGAACCCTTTCACGCCTTACCGACTTGCTGAACCCTCTTGAATACTTATCTACGCTTAGAATCATATAAAAGAGAAAGGCGAAAGAAATAATCCGTCTAATGTGATGGTTTACGGACTAAATCTAACGCCTTTAATATCTTATCATGCTCAACCACCACGAAGAACATCTTTATTTTCTTTTCCGCAAATTTATTTCATATCCAAACGAAAGAAGAATTTTCTCTCACCTCATACACGACAATGAAAGCGTTGTCGTAAAGTAAAAGGCAGCCTTCAAAAGTCGTGCTAAGACTGCCTTTATTATATAATCGTGTATCAGTTTTGGGTAGCTCGAAAACTACTTCTTTTTAGGATACAGCTTTCTGACAACTTCGATCTTACTTTTAAGTAAGTAATCATTCTGACAACCAAAGCCGCCACAAGTATAATTGGTAGCTTCAAATTCGAACCATTCCCTTAGAGCATCAAATAATGCAACCGTAGCAGGTTCAACCAAAAGAGAGTTTATTTGCTGCTGAACAGGCTTTTCAATTCTATCTAGCTTGTTATAGTGTACAAAGCCGATAGGGGGCATATTATGATTAGAAACCTTTGTTTCAGTCATGCCCAATAATTGGGCTAAAAAATCTTCTGTTTTCATATTTATTTATGTGTTAGTATTCTACAAATTGTTTTATATACATGAGTTTTCTCAAATTTATTCAGTATTGATGTTTTTTCAGCACCAAAAGTCAATTCACCATTTCTGAACTGATATACGTTAATCCGTCCACCTACCGTATTGTGCAGGTATATCTTTACTTCTTGATTTTCAGCTATTAGTGTCATAGTTGTTTCTTTTTAAAATTACCACTGTTTTACCTGTTCTTTCAGTTCATCATACTTGCCATTGATAAGCAATTTAACTTCACGATGAAAGTTTATATCAGTCAAACGAAACTCTACTAAAGCACGTTTATAAGCATCACCATTCTGATGAGCATTGATTAAGCGCATCATCTGTACATTATCCAAACCGTAACCGTTTTTGCGATTGAGATTCACAGCTCTTCTTTTATCGATTTCTCTTAGTTCTATTGTTGCCATAACTTTTGTATTTTGAGTTATTTATTCATTTAGAAATCACAAGACCAAGAATACTCTTTCTTCAGTTTATCCAGTGCCTTATCAGTTACATAATAGACATAACCGCCACAGTTCGCACGGCTGATAGAGCGGCTTTCTTTCAGTTCAACAGGCTTATTAAAGCTAATCGCACTTCTGTAGCCACATGAGATAATAAGAAAATCCACATTCTTCTTATATGTATCTAAAGACGTCTCTTGATATTCACCTCTCTTTTGAGCTTCTTTGGTCATTACTATTGTTGCTTTCATTATTCTTTTATTTATATGTTTATACTTTATTCATTTCTATATTACTTTGACTTTAATCACCACAATACTGACTACCCATATAACCTTTGCTATTTGAATTATAGCAGTCAGACCAAGTAAGATTACTAGCAACATTGCTTATAGTTCGCTCTGCCAGTTTCTGATTATCTAACATAGCCTGTATTTTCGCTTCTCTTTCTTCTGCAAACTTGATAGCGTCTTTTGCCCAACACCAGGCGAGTTTCAAACATTCGCCAAAGGTTCTACCCATTCTTGATTTACTATTGTAGAATCTATGAGCGTCTTTCATGATTTGGGATAAGTTGTAGCGTTTCATATCTTTATATATTTAGTATTTCGTTTACTTTGATGCGACAAATGTAAAGTATATAATCTACATAAACAATAAAACAAGTAAAGAATATACTATCCATTAACATTAATTAGTAAAGCGTTTACTATACACATGTCTTTATAATGTATATTTGCACCATATTTAAATACACGATTATGGAACATAGAATAAAAGAACTCATCAAAGAAAAAGGATATACTCAACAAGAGTTCGCTGATTTGTTAGGTATGTCAAGAGTTGGGCTTGCCCAAATAGTGAATGGAAAGCCCTCATATCCAACCCTTGAAAAAATTGCTACAGCTCTAAACGTTCCGATGTGGCAGCTCTTTGCATCACCGGATGAAGTCAAAGGAGAAGAAGACAATAATACAATCACCTGTCCCAAGTGTGGTACTAAGTTTAAAATGGAGGAATAGAATATGGAAGATTCTAAATTTTGCGCTTTTATAGATATTCTTGGATTTAAAAACAAAATAGCAGAAGACTATGAAGAAGCAAAGCTATTTTATCAAAAATGTATGAGCTTCTTAAAATCAACAGATACAATGCTACTTGAGATGAGAAAGCAAGAGCCACTTTTAAATTCAAAACAGTCAGATGTAGAATTCGCAATATTCTCTGATTCGGTTATTATTTATGGGAAAGATTTTAATGACCTTCTTTTTAGACTTTCTAATATAACATCATGGCTGAATTCATATGGATTCTTTTTCAGAGGAGGTATAGGATATGGGAAGCATTTTTCAGATATATCTCCTACAAACTATCTTATTGTGAGTGAAGGTTTAGTACAAGCAGCAACAATTGAAAGCAAAAAAGCTATTTATCCAAGAATAGTAATTGACGAGATTGCATTAAATGCAATATTATCAGACAGTAATGTAAACTACCACACACTATCTCACTATTTTATTCAAGACTATAATAATTTATGGTTTATCAATCCTTTCTTTTTAAATCCAGATATTTCGGATATATATAATTTATCGATAAAAAAAATCAAAGAATACGAAGGTAAAGATTTTCAAAACAAGTATATTTGGATAAAAGAATTATGTAATTACTTTGATTCAAAGTATTTAATCAGAGCTAATCCTGATCTATATTATTGTAATCAAAATATTCAAAAAGATTATTTATTTTATTATCCTGCAATTTTTTCCTTTACAAGATTTGGAGATAAATTCAACTACACAATTAAATTAAATACGTATCAAAAAACTTTTAAAGAGAATATTGAAGACATTTACAAACAACACTATTGTTTACAGCAGCAACCTGATATACTTAAAGAATTAAGAACTGAATAACAAAAGCCGGAATAACCTCCGGCTTATTTTTTTTTCATTCATTTGTGAAGTTTCTTCTTACATTCTTTGTCTTATTTGTTTTTTGTAAGTATGTTTGCGGATATTAAGAAGTTAGCGGAGAATTTATAAAATTATAATATTATGGAAAACACTACTAAATACGACACAATCGTCAATGCTCTTTTGGATAACTGGATAATAGTCACTATTGTTCTAGTGGTTGTAATAATAAGTTTTATTCCTCCATTCCGGGAAGGTGTAAAGTTAATAGTTGAATGGTGCAAGTCGCTTTTTTATAAGAAGAAAAAAGAAATAGCATCTCCACAATACCCTCCGTGTTCTTATTGGACTATAGTAGAAGGTGATAGAGTTAGACATATAGATGAAACTATGTTTCAACAGTATGGAATATTAATTGTTACTAATAAAAAGGGAGAATATGCATTTTGTTTTGTAGGTGATCCTTACAACATGAATATTCAGACTTTTAAAATCAATGAGCTGACAAAGGCAAATTAACCTTCTAATTCGCCTAACATACTATACAGTTAACGAAACAATAATATCTAAAAAGTAAAAAACAATGAATACATCGATAATCTTAGCTATTAGTACACCTATTGGCGTCATACTTGGTTCCATAATAACTCTTATTGGTAATAATATAAACAATAAAGCACAACGAAAAAGAGAAAAAGAAACATTTCAAAGAGACATCTCTTTTAAAAAAGAAAAAAGGCAATACGAACAAAATCAAATTAGAATTAACGCAATTATTGAAATAATTGAGCTATTAAGTTATTTTGAATATTCAATTTCCCTAACCTCAAGTTGTATAGATACAACTAAAAAATTAAGTGTAACAGAACATGACAATGCATATAAAAAGGAATTAATAAAAATTCATAGATTAGTAAGTCTGATATGTGTATATACTCCCTATTATAACTATATCCGTACTATAGAAGGAAGTCACAGTGTATATTGGGGAAGACAAAGAACTCTTTTATTAATAGAATACGAAGAAGACAAAGAAAGATATAATAATGTATTAAATACAGTAGTGCAAACAGCGCAAGAATGTTCCAAAAATATTTCAAATTTAATATATGAGCTAAGAAAATTATCAGAAAGTCTACTGCCTTCAATATAACATTAACCAATTTTATTCACCAAACGCCCGCACCCAATTTGCGACCAGTGCGAGCGTTCAATAAAACAACTAATATTATGAACTGGATAGATACAAATGCCCTAATTACTATTTGCACTTGTGCAATCGGCTTAACGCAGTTCCTGTTTTGGCGATACATTGCCAAACAGAAATCTTATGAATCCGAAAAAGGAAAGAACCTAGCTACAAAAGAAGATATAGCAGGGATTACTAAAGAAATAGAGTCTGTAAAAGCGAGTTATAACGAATCACTCGAACGACATAAAATAGAACTTCAAAAGGAGTTCGAAAAGACTAAATACATAATTAATTTATGTAATACCATTGACATGTCACTTACACAACTTATAGCAGAAGCAATCAAATCAGACATCGATCCTGAATATGATGATAGAAATCTGATTTATGCTGCCAAAAATATATATGATTTCCTACACATATACCAATCACGGTACGGAGGGAATGAAATATTAGATAAATTAAAAGATCTTTCTTCGAGTGCAGCAAAATTACTTGAATCAGAGGAAAATTTACCTCTTCAGATTTCCTATGATTGGGAAAAGTCATATTTAGCAGCACTAAACGAAACAGCATCTTTGTTTCTTCTAAAGTTTAAATAGATAAGCCGGAAGAATCCGGCTTTTTCTTTACTCTCTAACATTGCCCATATATTTCGCAGTTTTTGGTGCTAATTTGAAAGCAAATCACAACGCTTTTTACGTCATATTAATATGTCAGCAATAGTCTATCCAAAACATTCTCGTTCTCAAGATTTTCTCCCTCAAGTTGAAAACGTTTTAGCATTGATCCTCCACAATTTATATACATTTCTTTCTCGAATAAATTAGGAGGGATTGGAAGATCACAGACATACTGACCCGATTTTTTCTTCCCATCAATACTCAAAGCCACTTTCACTCCTCTAGCCTTAGCTTTATCAATTTCATTAAACAATTCTTCCAACTGAAAACTTTGAGCACCATACAATATACTTTGACTATGTGAATATGGAGGATCACAATAAATGAAATCATTCCTTTGAGCCATAGAAAAGACATCTTTGTAGTCCAATTTTTCAAACCTGACATTCTTTAGTCTGCTATTCCATTCTTTTACTCTCTTTTCAAAGCTTCCAATCGATATCGGAGTGTGTACACCACAGGGGGTTGACATAAAACCATCAGACTTTCGGAATCTGATAACTCCTCCATAACAAGCTCTAGAAAGATATAAAAAATCTGCTCCATTGGGATTGGCATTATAAGAAGCTCTTATAACATTATAAGCTTCTGCTTTACCTATTTGTTCCATAAGGTTTCTTCTTTCTTTATACCATTCAACAAGTCCTTCAGGATCAAGGGACAATTTATTCCAAATGTCCATTAAGGGAGTAAAAATATCAGAGCCCATCCCATTAGATGGTGCAACAGTAGCAAGGATTGCACCACTACCTAAAAACGGTTCATAAAAAAAGTTATATGAATGAGGGAAATGCTTAACTATTTCAACTGCAAATTTCTGTTTGTTTCCAACCCATTTTAAAAGCTGAGTTTTAGGAGGAGTGCATTGTATCATATCAACTGTGTTCAAATTTTAATGCAAAGCTAATCATTTATGACCAAATATCCCAAAATGGGATATAAAGAAAAGACAAATAACTTTGTAATATGAAAAAAGTTACTCACACAAAAGAATATTATCTCTTGTTGGAACTACTCTACAGTTTAAGAATGGAGAGTGGGCTAACACAAACTGAACTTGCAAGCAGGATTGGTATGCCACAATCATACATCAGTAAAATAGAAAATGGAGAAAGAAGAGTTGATATAGTTGAGCTCTATAAGATATGTACTGCATTAAACTGCGATTTTGTCAACTTTATCTCACAATACAGTGATAAATTAAAAAATATATAAATGAAAGCAAACGACAAATATTTAAATAAGTCTCTGGATTTCTGGTCAAACATAAAGTTACTGAATCAGAAATTAGGTTATGTTTACAAGAAAACGAAGTCAAACCCTAATCCCAGAAGTGTAATTCCTACAATTGTTCAAGTCAAAAAAGCATTCAAAAGTGAAAAACTTGAGTATTCTTCATTAATCATAAATGATAAATGGACTGATCTAGGGACTGAAATAATAGAATACTTAGAATATAGAGATGAAATGCTACAGACTATTAAATCTAATTTGATGAAACAAAATGAGGCAAAAAGTATTTTTGAAAAGCTCTTTCAAGAATTAGCACCAACTTGCCCTTTACCAATGAACAAACAAAAAGGGAATAAAAAAGACTATGCTTTTCTCACATGCATCGTTAATATGCTAATTGAATCAACACTTAAAAAGTCAGGCTTTACAATATGTGATTATGACCCACGTGCATTAACTTCTTATACTAATGGAAAAAAACCTGTCAGAACTTTATCTAGAAGAGTTGATGGTGCATACCCATCAATTATAAATCCAAAAGCTATTTGGGAAATAAAAGAATATTATTATACAACGACTTTTGGAAGTCGAGTTGCCGATGGAGTTTATGAAACTCAACTTGACGGTTGGGAATTGAGGGAAGTTAAAGAAAGTCTAGGAATATACACTGCGCACTATCTAATAACAGATGATTATTTTACTTGGTGGGAAAAAGGGAAATCATACTTATGTAGAATTATAGATTCAATGCATATGGGATTATTAACAGAAGCTTTGTTTGGTAAAGAAGTTATAGAACGAATCCCTGAATTAGTTAATATATGGATAAAAGACGCAGATAAAGAAAAGCAGCCTTTAGACCTATTCAACAGTTGCAATTAATCTTTCCTATATAAAATATAAGAAATCCCCATTCAATTATTCTTTGGAGAATAGGATTTCTTATGTATAAAAGTTGTTATTCATTGATGATTTATAATAATAGCTCACTTTTTTCTTAGCAACATCAGTTTGTGACTAAAGACATATACAAAAATTATCTGCCACAACTGTGGGAAGAAGTTTAAGATGAAGGAAGAAAAATATAGATTTTTGGTGATATCACCAAAACATGAATACTTGTAAAGATATGAACGACACAATAAAATGGTTTATAGCAGGTTCTAAAGCATTGCAAGATGAGCGCGATCTTTGTCGTGTAATTTTTGGGAAAATGCAAAATAAATGGGAAAAGCCTTGCATTGTTAAAACCTTCGAAGATTTCCAAACATCTCTCACGAAAGACAACATAGGAAGACAAGCTGATTATAATAATTTTATTCGCAACGAAGCAGATGGCATAATTTTTATATTTGATGATTATGTAGGTGGGATCACTATGGATGAATTTGATATAGCATATAATAGCTTTAAAGAAAACAACCGCCCACAAATTCATGTATATTGTCGAAAAGCCGATAATATCTCCAATCCGGATATTGAACAACTAAAAGCACGCATGAATTCACTTCATCAGTATTATTGTGAATATAACGACAAAAAAGAGCTACAAACTATAATCAGTAATGATATCGATAGGTACATAATAGAGGCCAACAACAGAAACAAAAATAATGTTGTATCTCTATCTGAAGATTCTTCAAATAATACCATTCTTTTTGCAGGAACAGTAACTATACCTATTATTTTATTACTGTCATTTGCATATTGTTGTTGGTTATCAGCAAAGTCTATTACCATGCTCATACCTACTTTCCCATTTGTAATTAATCTGTTTATTACTGCGTCATTCTTTATAATGATGATTATAGGAGAAGTAAACTTATTAAAAGGCATTTTTAGAAAGCAACATTCTAAATACAGCCTCAAATTAATCATCTCCAGCATTAGCTTTTATATAATATGGGCAATACTTTTAATTCCAACATGTACTCATTCTTTGTTCTATAATAAAAATCTAATCGACATAGTACAAAATGACATCAGATTAACCAAATCTTATTTAAGTTTAATCAACGAAAGTCCATGTAAATTTTCCGACAAAATCAAACATGAAATAAACGAAATGGTAAAACTTGAAAAAGCACTTATACTTTTAAAATATGATAATAAAAATGTCCAAGACAATCATATTAAAACAATAGACTCTACCTTACTTGTTTCTTACAAAACCATTAAATTACATGCCCAAAATATCCATTTTAATAATGAATATGATGAATATACCTATATGTCAGATAATCCTCAGACAGCACATCAAAAATTACAAAATATGATAAATGTATGGATACATTATTTCTTTACCGCAGAAAATCATTATAATGTATCGGGATGGATTTTTCTTTCCATCATTTTATCTCTCATTCCATGTATTTGCCTTTTTCTACTCAAACTTTACTACCCTATGAATAGATTAAAAAAAATGGAATGAACATTGTTATAAAACAATTATAAAGCATTTTTTATCTTCTTAATACAATATCCAACCAAAATATATTCAACATATTAAAACCAGATTAATAAAATCAAAGAGATATAAAAGCAATAAATATCAGCAAAGCTGGAGTCATTCCGGCTTTTAATTTACTCTCTAATCATCTCCCTTACCAATTCCCTGTTTATCGGATCATCCCCATTTATCACCTCTCCTACACTCTTTCCAAGCAGTTTTCGTTCTTCTTCACTTAGGTAGATGGTAGTTATAGCATCTGCCATAAGCATTTTAAGATTGGCATAACTGATCTCCCATAGAAGATGATTCATTGTCCACCCGTAACGTTGACAAGCAAAATCAATCATTGTTCCATAGATACTCCTTCCACCAAAGGTTATACTACTATTATCTTTCTTTACTGAGGCGATTCTTGTGCGCTCCTGGCGCTCTTTATCTATTCCGAAGTATTTGATATACTCTTCTGTATTATCACTTGAGAGAACAAGAGTAAACAGTGTAACTAGTTCTTCCAAATCCAGTTTATCTACAAACAAATTCACCCGATCATCTATCTGGACATTATCAAACAGTTCTTCTTTTCTATTGAATGTATAATAGGCTAAAATGCGGCAGACAACATCTTTCTTCCCGGTACACAAACGTAATGCTTCCATATATGGATTACTGACCAACCCTTTTTCATTAGTCTCCAGACTTCTCAACAGCCTAGCTAGAATATATGTCTTTCCTAATGTAACAGGATATATGTAGAAATGCTGTTCATCAACAATAAAACCTATTGGCTTTTCAATGATTGTATCAGCAATACCCATTTCAAGTATTTCTTTATCTTCCATGATGTAGAGTTTTATTAGAATGGTTTCCTGGATTCGAACCAAGACTTCAAGTCAGGGAGACTTATGTACTACCGTTATACGAAAGCCGCAGATGCGGGATGAGGTGTGTTACATCCCGCTTTTCTTTATACTCCTGCTTGATATACGGTGACAACGGAAGTCTTTCCATCAGCCATGATACTAATATTCGCAGCTCTAAGAGCACCTGTATTAGCAGAGGTTTTAACTGTTACGGTCTTTGAAGCAACAGCAACAGTCGCCCATGATTCACTTGATACAGCAGCAACAGCTCCTGTAGTGGTTACGATGATAGCCTTCCCTGTAGTATCAGCCTCTTTCTCAAATACAAGAGAGCTAGGAGCCACTGGCAACTGTTGCGCAGTGTAAGGTTTAACCTGATTGCCTGTTTTAGGTTTCAGGACATCAGCAGTGTACTTCCATTTCTTACCTTCAGCGGTGTCGAATGTATCTTCAACTGATACTGTAGAACGTTCAATCAGGAAGCCTTCGCATTCTGGGTTCTCCGGTGTCAGACGGAAAGCGTATTCCTCCGCTACTACTCCGTCTACATCTTCGATAGGTTTAGAGCGACCAAGAGCCGCACGAACCTCGAACTCGAACACATAGGTATTCTTTGCATACTTCACGGCTTCATTCTCACCGCCTTCTACTTTGGCTTCCTTCTTTTCACCTTTGGTTGGTGTCAACTTGGTAGAGTTCTCCACCGGATCATAAGGAAGTTTGGTCCATGTGGTAGGTGCAGCACCATCAGCCCCACACTTGCCAAATTCAATTGAGGGTTTACCCCATGATAATTGTGCCATAATCTTTATTCATTTACTTGTTTATACAATAATTTGTTATTGATGAAGTGTTCGTTTTTACCGTTCACTTCCATTACCCTTTGTTTATCGAGCGTAAAGCGGTAATCTTCTCCACGTTGCACTTCAAGAAGTTCAGTAGCCAATTTACATAATTGACGAAGCCGGGACGAATTCTCTTCGGCCTGTCCATCTCTTACGTCATCAGAAACATAGATATTCACATTCACAAAAGCCTCCTGAACTTGACCGCTACCGTTTTCAAGTATGGAAATTACAATGTCCTCTTTATTGGAATTAGCTGGACGTCTAGTTTTTTTCAACTTTCCAGTAACAGCCTTCTCAAGTGTAGAGCCTTTGATTATTTGGTAAATATCATCCTTTATTTCAATATCTGATTTCATCTTACTGATTGGCTTTTAAGTTTCTCCATCACATTATAAAATTCAGAATGAGCCAATAGTTCAGCAGATGCAAGAACAGATTTACCATCTTTAGCTTCTACATATTCAGCATAGTTCATCCCGGCAACAACGATTAAGGCATATCCATTTGAATACTTTCCTGCAAGTTCTTCCGCTAGTTCTTCGCCAATCTTCGAACCTTCAAAGCCATTTAATACAGTTTCAAACCCTGTTTTCTTGACTACCTGACCATGGACGACAACGATATAACCAATAGAACTTCGCAGATTTCCGGTCTGGTTGAACCAACTGTCTTCTTCTGCCCTGTCTCTAGCTTCAGCTATGCACATATCCCCAAGATTGGATAATGCCTGAATAACAAGTTTATCATTCTTTACTGCTTCGGAAGCAAACAGAGCATCAATCCCTGCCATTGGTGTTGTCATCTTTACACCCATAATCTTGCATTTAGTTGCCCTCTATGAAACCCTTGCACCTGTTTCTCTTCAACTACAACCCCATCTCTCAAAAGACGGATGATATCACCATACTCGAACTCCCTACAATTCTGGTTCAGATAAACCACATACTGATACACGTATGTTTTACCATCTTCGAAAGCAATAGTATTGGCTTTACCATTCGGTTCGAATCGACAAGGAATATCACCCTCAAAGTGAGAATCACCAGGATGATAATCACCTATTTCATCCTCATACTCTCCGATGGTTACTTGATACTGTAATATGTGAGGTCTGAACTGTGGAATCATAATTACCAAAGATTAGATACATCCTTAATCACACTAAAGCCTACCAAAGCAGAAATTTCATCATTCAAGGTTATTCCATATTTCTTAAGCATCAAAAGACCATAATTTTTGATAGCATCAGCCCCATAAGATATGGAAACCCCACCTTCACTCATTGATGTAGGATGAAGAATATTTTTCTCAATAAATCCATCGATTAAGACCGAAATCGTTTTCTTCATTTCATCTGTCATTTCTGCTTCTGTCTTTATTACAAAATCAACAGCGAAATCAGAAGCTCCCGCATCGGATATTTCACCGATGTAGGAGAATCTCTGCTTTATGTAGTCAAGTGTTGTCATCTTAGTATGGTGTAATCAGTTTGCTATATGCTATGTAACTATATTGCGTACAATACTTCGACTTATAAATATACCGGAACGGACATTTAGGGACTATAATTTGTTTTCCCTGCATAGCTACATTCATGGCACTTTGCATAGCCGGACTATCCGCAATCATAAATACGGGTTGCGGTGCGGTCAGTACAAAGCAGTTCACCGGAGCGGCTTCAAAGGTGACACACTTAATGTCCGGCAGACCGACATCAAACGATGGGGTTACACTTTCACACTTGGAAGGTTCACTAACACTCGATGCCTGGACGTTCAAGGAGAACAAAGACATCATCAAAAAGCCACACATGGCAAAAATAAAATTCTTCATTTCTTTACTTATTTATAAAATTAAACAGTGGAAGGGTAGAAACACTACCCTAGCCTTTTACATAATATCAAGGGCTTCTTTAAGCTCGGCCGTCTTCTCTTCATCCAAAGCAGTAATATTTGCAATAAGAGTTTCCTCCTTCATGTTCATTGATGCTTTCTCACCGAGAGACTTCAAAATATCAACCAATACCTTTTTCTCAAACTCTTTATCAAAAAGAGAGATTGTTATCTCCTTCTTTTTTTCAATACACTCTACAAGTTTGCGTTCCTCCAAATCCTGCACACGTACTTCATTTTCGATCTCGATAACTTCACCCAGATTATAGAGCTGGTGAGTAAACGTATCACGAAAAACAGTTATTACTTTTACTTTCATGCCTGTACAGTTTTAGAGTCCAACGTATAGATTCTATCAACATTATTGATGATAGGAACAACCATAGCCTGAGAAGAAGTGAATTCCCTTAATGGATCATTCTTTGAGTACTTAGACAGCAGAATGAATTCATTTGCCACCTGATATTCAACACCAGCAACACGGCGAGTTGTTTCGGCAGTATTAGTCCATACCAAAGAACCAAGCTTTTCATCGCAAGTGAATACCACCATACCCTGTTGCCAAGGAGAGTGAGACTTCTTAACACCATTAAGTTCAGTCTTTATCTTACGAGCAACACGATGAAGCGTCACGTCCCACTTAGTTTTTGCGACCTGAGCAGCTTTTTCAAAGTCCAAAGTTGGAACGCCAATACCCTCCTGAGCTGTGACTTTATTATCGAAAGCATACTGACCGCGTACCTGTTTACTTTGATAAAATCCTTTCAATGCGATATCATCCAGCCAAAGGTCAGTGATCGTATTCTGGTCTTCCAAAGCCTTATCAAATACCTTTTGCATATCATCCAAAGGTTTTGAAGTATCAGGATTATCCCACAGAACAGACACTCCAAATTTATTGGCAGTATAATAACCAACATCAATACGGACACCGGTTCCATTATTGCGTTCGCTTAAACCAATACCGGTTGACAATTCAGAAAGAAACATGTCTTCAATGCGCTCCCAAACTCCTTCAAGACAACGAGGGAGATCATTGAATATCTTATTTACAATCTGATTGATTGGCATATTCTGAGCGATCATAGCATCAATATCCTTCATCTGCTTTTCTGTCAGATAAAGTTTCATACCAAGCTTTGGAATCTCCCCGGAAGCAGTTTCGATAGAGTCACGAGTCTTCAACGGAAGTTCGGAATCTAAAGAAACCACATCTGCAGCCACTCTGTTATACTCCGCCAAGATACTTGACCAGCGTCCATCGGCTGAAAAATCAGGTGTAAGCAACGTCTTATACATGTAAGGAAGCTGGTTAGCTCTCTTTTCGTTCAATCTCTCGATAATGGAAATTACCAATTGAGGGAAGAATCTTTGAGTATACTCTAAGTAAAGTGATTTTTCCATTTATTATGCCTCCTCGTCTTTAATGAAATCAATATGAGGGCAAGCTGCCTTGAATGCATCCAGAACGGAAGCCATATCATAGGACTTTGCCACATCGTTTACTTCTCCCCACGTCATGATTGACGCAAACGGTTTTGCAGTACGAATACTACGGTACAGTACTCCTGCGTAACTGTGCCCCTCCGGTAATGCTGCATAAGCATCATTTGTCACGGGCATAGGTTTATACGTCCCATCACTATCCTTTCGGATAATAATATGACCGGCTTTAATTACCTTTTCCGAAAAACCGGTAACATCGAGCGTCCGGCCACCTTTAATGCCGGAAATGTACTTCTGAATGACGATTGAATCATCACCGAAGATTATCTGCTCTCTTTCATTGTTTAAATTAGCTTTTGTCATCTTGTTGTTTTTTTATTAACCGACTAATGATCTGGCAATTGCATCTACTTCTCCCTTATCTGGCTTATTATCTGACAGAGGGAATGATGTTTTATTGCCTGGTAGTAATTGCGCCTTAACATTGTTCGCTACCGTAGTAAGGTGAGAAGTGATTGCTTCCTCATTTGCATCGGATGCAATAGAGAAGCCTTCTTCAATTCGCCACTGTGGTATGCCCAATTCTTTGGCTTTGGATACGATCAGATTGCTCCGTTCGGCAACTGTCTTTTCAGCTTTAAAAGTATCATTCTCTTTCCTGATACTGTCCAAACCCTCCAGAAGAGTCTTATTCGTATTAAGTAACTCTTGGATTGTTTTTTCAGTGGCTGCTTTCTCTGCCTTGTACCATTCCGGCATATCCTTTTCTTTCTCCCGTTTAGCTTGTTCTTCCAGCTTTTTAGTTTCTTCCTCGGCCTTCTTCCTTGCTTCTTCCGTCTCAAGCTCTTTTTTAGCATCAGCTTTAGCTTTGGAAACAGCATCAGTAACACGCTTGTCACTCGTCTTCTGAAGGTTCTCAAGGAATCCCTTTTGTGCAGAAATAACAGTGTCGATATTTTCGTCAGTAACAAGACCGATAGCCGAAAGGCTTTCGGCATGTGCCTGCAGAATAACATCTCCTAATCCAAGATGAGAAAATTCTTGTTTTAGCTTTTGGAAAATCTTTTCTTTCATACTGTATGATTTTTATTTTCAAATTGTGAAGGTAAAAATACCTACAAAAAAGGTTATTGGTAAATATTTAGAGGCACGATTCACGACAATGAACTA